TCCCAGGTCCGCCTTCGCGGAGCAGGAGCGCGGTAACGCTTTCACTGATCGCGGTGCCCACCGCGATGGTGTTCGGGTCCAGGTCCGTGAACGTGACGTCCAAGGGCGCGGCCACGAGCGTGATAATGCTCACGGTCACGGTCACCGGAGAGCGCGCGCGGATGTATTCAAGCACCTGCGTGCGCGCGTCCGAGTCGGGCACCGGATCGTCATCGTTGTCGCGCGCGAACGCGACCGAGACCGTGTTCGGGCCCTCGAGCAAAGGGAACTCCCACGCGCGCGTGACTCCGCCTACCTCGAGCGCCCAGCGCTTGTAGTCACCGGGGCCGCCACCGCGCGGGGGGTTCGCGAGGCGGTAGGAGAGGCGCGTCTTGGCCTCGGTGATGGTCTCCACGTCCGCGCCCTTGACCGTGGTCGAGACCACGATGCCGTCCGTGTCGACACCGATCACCGGTCCGCCGAGGGAGAGCGTGATCCCGTCCGCGCAGGTGCTGTCCGTGCTGGCTTCTTGCGCAATGATGACCGCGACCACCTCGTCCGGGGTGTCGTCCCCAACGGTGACCGCGCCCACGGTCGTGTAAAGCTGGCCGTCCGCGCGCTGCAATTGCGTGCCGTCCGCGATCACGCTCGTGTCGGTCCCCGTGAACAGGTACGTGCCCTCCCACGGGACCGCGGCCTTTTGGAAGATCCCGAACTTGGCCGCCCACCGCCAGAAATACAACGCGTCCGCGGTGTCGGGCATGACTTGGCGCAGGATCCATGCCTGGAACCCGTACAGGCCCTTGGACATGCGCGCGAGCACGCGCGCGAACACGTACTCGATCGAGCGCCGCGGGGAGGTCCCATCGGTAGAATACGCGCCCATATCGGTCTGGGTGCGGTTCTGCAGGGTCTGGTAGTCGGGTAGTTGGTAGCCCATGTGTGCGCCGTTCGGGTCGGGTCAGGTCCGTTACAGGGTCCGCGCCCACCACTGGGTCCAACGGATGCTTGTGCCGTGTGTGATTCCTACTTTGACACGGAGCCCGGCCTTGGTGAACTCTTTCGCCACATCGATCTTGTCCGCTACCCCGTCCGCGAGCATCCACTTGAGCGCGTCGCGAGTGAACGCGTCCGCGTCCTGGAGCGTTTGGTCATCGCGCGGGCGCCCCTCGAGTGTCCAGAGCCAGGAGCCGAACGCGTCCCCGGCCTCGTCCGGGTATGTGTCGCCCCACCATCCTGCCGCGTCCGCCCCTTGCGGGAGGATCATACCGGGCGCCGCGCGCTTGTCCGTGAGCAGGGACAAGGCCACGGCCGTGTCGAGGTCCTCGACCAGCGTAAGGCGGCCGCCGTCCGTGCTGCGCGCGAGGTCGTACAGGCCCGCGGACGTGAAAAACGCGCCGATTTGTGATGTCATGATTTCACTTTCACAACGGAGGAGCCGACCGCGTCCGGAAAACCGGCCGTGTCTATGTCGAATTGGGCCGCGGCCGCGGGTCCGTTTGCTGCTGTGCTCGCGCCCACGTTCGTGAGCGCGCTCGAGATCGCGGAGCGCAGCTCACCGAGACGTGCCTCCACGAGCGTGTCCACGGCCACGCGTGCGTCTGGTTCTTTTTCGCCGAGGGACAAGCTCCCGTCCGCCTCCAAGAAAACCTTGTAAACACCCAGGTAGTGCAACCCACCCTCACCAGGGCTTAGGTCCTCTGGTGGTATCGCACCACCGCACCCGAGCGCGACAACGCCTGCACGTGAGCCCCCAGGGGCGAGAATTACCGCGCTCGCGTCCGCGGGCGCGAAAAAGTGCAGGCCTTGCGGTTCGAGGTGCTCTACGTCCGCGGAGACACGGTCACCGCCCCACAGGAGCTGTAAGTAGCGTCCGTTGCTGTCTCCGCGATCGAGCACGGCGCGCGTGACCACGTTCTCCAGCCGCACGCGAAGCTTGCGCAAGAGCTCGTTCACGGCCGGCCTCGTTCGTACGCGACCAGGAGGGCCACGAATCCGATCAGGGCTACCATGTCGTACATGTTCACGGCTTGACCAGTCTCTTGGCCGATACGGGCTCTGTAGAGTAGCTCTCGATCTCGGTGAGTTCGAGCCGCGTGAACACGTTGTCCTTGTCCACCTGTGTGAACACAGAAGCGCACACTAGCGTGTCGTGTATGCCGATCTCGTCATCACCCACGCGCACGAGCATGCCGGGTTCCCACACGTCCCCGTCCGGTGCGAGGTAGCCCGGCAACTGGTAGTTGATCCGCACAGCGCGACCGTGGCGCGTGTTGCGCTCCCACACCGCGTGGTCTTGGAGTTCGGTCAAGCGCGCGCTTTGGTCGCTCGAGAGCACCTTAGGGCGCGAGCGAGGCACGGAGAGGTCACGCACCGAGTAGCTCTCGAGCGCCGCGCGACGCCCGTTCTCGTTCTTCTTGCGCCCCGTTTGCGTGCGCAAGAAATACTCCGAGAACAGGTCCCCGGTCTCCACGCGCCACGAGCGCGACAAGGTCTCGGCCGTGGGCAAGATCACGGTGCGCAGCGTGCTTAGGTGCTGGTGTTGAATTCTGGTCAAACGTACGTCGCCCTCCGCGGTCGTGAGCGCGAGCACCCCGCGCACGTTGCACAGGCGCTGCAAGAGGTCGTACGGGCTCTCGCCGTCATCGGCCTCCACGCGCTCGAACGGGACCGCGTTCGTGGTCGCGACCGTATCGTCGATCGCGACCGTGATATCGAACGGGTCGCAAAGCTCTGTCGCGATCTGCAGGAGCGTGCGGTTACGCCAGTGGCCGGTAGCGTGGCGCACCGAGCAATCCACGAGGTCCTCGGTCCGCGCGCGCCCGCTCGCGCGGATCGTGAGCGCGTCCTTCTGCAGGTCACCGTTTACGGAGTCCACGTACCCGGTCATGAGCAGGTGTTGCTGCCCGAACGCGAGCTTACAAGGATCCCACACCTGTATTTTCCGCGGCGCGTCCGCCTCGGCCCATCGGTCCGAGTAGAGCAGCTCGAACGAGGGTACGAACTGATCGATCGTGCGCGTCACCGAGCCCTCGATCCATCCGGTGAACGCCTCGCCTTTGATGCGCAGCAAGAGCGGATCTATGGCCGTCATTTCTCGAGCACGCGGATCAGCGTGGCCCCCGGGATGAAACTGGGGTGCGACGCCTGCGCGCGCTCGGCCACCTCCTCGGCGCGAGTCGCGTCACCGTAGAGCGTGTACGCGATCACGGCCGCGTCACTCGCCTCGCCCGGATAGAAGTCCACGAGGTCCACGAGCTCTTGCGCGTTGATCCCTTTGCTCAAGCGGGCACGCAGGTCTTGGAGGGACACGTACAACTCGTCCGGGCACTCCTTGGTGTTGATCGGCTGCTCCGCGAGCGCGTCGATCGCGGACACGATCGCAGCCAAGGCGTCCAACGCCTCTTGGTGCGACGGGAACACCGCCTCGGTCGCGGCCTCTGCGCAGGCGCAGATCGCGGCCGCACGGATTCCGCGCAGCGTCACGTTCGCGTTGTCCCGTTCAATGTCGCCAATGGCGGCAGTGATCGAGCGCACGTCCGTGCCGGTGCTGTCGATCGCGCTCTCGCCGAGTGCGCCGCTCGCGGCGGTCGCGGTGATCAAGCTCGCGATCGCGTTGATCTGCGCGCCGGGCGAGGTGACGTCGCGCACGAACGCGTCCTCGCCCGCGTCCTCTACGCGGTTTACGGAAGCGATGATGCTCGTGAGCGCGCCGTCCATGGCCGCGAACAACACGTCCGGAGTGTCGATCAACTCCTCGATCTGCCGCGAGATGGACTCTATCTGCGATGCGAACACGCCCGGGATAGAGAGCGCCGCGGATATGACTCCGTTCAAGAGGGTGATGTCCGAGATCACGATGTCCAGCGATTCGAGGTGCGCCTCGCGGATGATGTCCGAAACCCCTTCGAGGCGCGTGCGCTCGACCATGGCCGCGGACGCGGTAGCGCGCACCTCCGCGGTCGCCTCTTGCACGGCGCTCTTGGCGTCCTCGGTCGCGACCGGCGCGGGCACGCGGTCGCGGCTCTCGGTCGCTTGAAAGTGGAACTCCACGATCGGTTCATCACCGAGCATGTTGTCTTGGTTCTCGGTGAGCGTGATCTCGGACGCGATCTCGACCATGACCGCGCCACGCGTGGGGTGTTGGAACAACGCGGGGCCAGGGGCCTCTAGCGCGGCCACAAGCCGATCGTAGTCGTCCGCTTGGTCGGGGTAAAGCAAGCCCTCGACCTGGTAGCGCCGCGCACGGCGGCCGAGGTCGTAGCCCGCGGCGCCTTTGCTGTCGAACGGGAACTCGTAGACCGCGCGACGTTGACCCACGGTGATCTCGGTCACGCGCGAGAAGAACGGAACGCCTCGAATGCTGGCCTGGCCCCAGGGCATTACCGCACCTCCTGTTGCCCGAGGCGGCCTGCGTTACCGGAGAGCTTGGTGCGCACGCGATCGTCCGTTACGAACACCTCAAGCTTGCCGGAGACCGCGTTGAAACCCGATCCGCCATCCGCGCGAAAGCCGGCCGCGCCGCTCATGCGGCCTGCGCGCTGGCGCTCCTGCGCGGCCATAGAAGCCTCGGTGTTGTTCCGTTGGATGTTGCCCTCGCGACCGGGAATGATCGCGTTCAGCATCGACTCCCATCGGGCCATTTGCTCGGCCTCGGTCTTGGACAGGTCCGTGGTGGCCTTGCTGCCCTGCTCCTGCCCGAGCGCGTTCGAGTCCGTGGTCGCGCTCGAGGCGCTCTCGCCTGCTTTGAGGGCCATCTCCGTGGAGAGCAACTCCCCGCGCAGGTTGAAAAGCTTGCCGATGGCCTTGTCGAGTTCGGTCCCGAGCCACCACCCGCCGGCCGCAGCTGCGGGCAACGCGAACAAGCCAGTGATCGCGGTAGCGGCCGCGCT